GCAACTATATGCAACATATGAATGTTAAAGAAATATATAGGCCTGCAATTACATCATCATGGTTAACATTAACTAAACCAGGGTTACATGCTCATATACACGATCACGGTACTAATCATATTAGTGGAGTATATTGGCATAAAACAAACGGCCAAGATGGCAATATAGTTTTTAGAAATGCACTTAAAGCATTAAAGTGTAATCCAATTGGAGCATCGTTTGCGCACGAAAATGAATTTTGTCCAGAGGAAGGGCGAATTGTTATGTGGCCTAGTTTTTTAGATCATGCTGTTAATGAAAATAGAACTAATGATGATCGTATTAGTTTGTCATTTAATATAGTATTAGAAACAGGTATTACTGCTTAGTCTCTAACCAATTAACAAACGATAAAAGATCATCAAATATGATGGTCTTTTTCTTTATCTTTTGATTACTAAATTTGTTTAGTTCTTTGATAGTTTCTTCACCATGGCCTGTGCGTACTAATACTGGTGTTGCTCCAATTTTAAATGCAGCCTTAAGATCAGATATCTTATCACCTACGAAATAACCATTTTTAAATTTAATATATTTTATTTCGTTTTCACATCGTTTAAACATACCAGTATTAGGCTTTGCATATATATCATTACGCAAATTGCTTTCACTATAAAACAGTCCGTCAATGCTAGGACAACCTGCTTGCCCAAAAAGTTGAAACATGTATTCATGTACACGTTCAACATCCGCAGGAGTATAAAGACCTTTACTAATACCTGCTTGATTAGTTATTACTACAATTTTATGACCAAGCATACGAAGTTTTGCAACAGCTTCTAAACTTCCATCAATTGGTACAAAGTCTTCTATCTTATATGTATATGTTCCTCGATCAACATTAATAACGCCGTCTCGGTCTAATCCAACTACACATTTAGGAGCAATATTAACTTCATTGTAGAACGGAATTTGTTCTTCTACAATATCTGGCTGATAGCCTTCACTCCAGGAAATCTTATAATTACTCATTATGCTGTTACTTGACTGTCACCTGGACCAATACGGTAATTATCTTCTACACTATCAGGAGTGCTTACTTCAGTAACACTTGACTCATCTTGTAATGCTACTAATTGATGCGGCATCAAAGGAGGATTGTGCCAAACATCACCTTCGTTTAATTCTTTTTCATATAACATTGAGTCTTTAGTATCAATATAGCGAACTTTAAATTTTCCAGCATTTACAAACCAAGTTTCATCCTTTTCTTTATGAAAGTGCATACTTGTTTTATTTCCTGTTTTATTAAAAAACATAATCTTTCCGCAATACTTGTCGTTAGTTGCCCAAATTAATTCGTAGCCCCATCCTTTTTGTACTGCACCACTTAGTCGTGTAGGCTCTATTTTATTTTCCATTTATAAAATCCTCTGGTGTTGTAAAGTTAATATTTACTATATTACTTAATTTTTTTATGTCTGCGCAAGTGTACTCTTGATACTGACCTTTAAGAGTATCAGGCATTGGGATAATTTCTATCTTAGCATTATACCGTTTTGCAACTAATTCTGCAATAGTTTGAAAACTAGTTGCAACTCCGGTACCTATATTAAAAATACCTGTTTCTTTTGTACCTAATAAGAATCTATGAATATTACAGCAGTCGCCTACATAGATAAAATCACGTTTAAACTTGTCGCTGTTTTCAAATAATTTGATAACCTTATCTGCTTTTGCTTGTTTAAAAAATTTAGATATAGGACTTGCTTGATCGCCTTTGTGGTCTTCGTGAGGACCGTATACATTAAAATATCGAAACCCCTGGACAATGACGTTATGCTTTTGCTGCATTACCCAACGATCAAATAGATACTTACTTGTAGCATAATAGCTTTGTGGCTGCTTCGGAGCATCTTCGTTAAAATCAGTGTTAGTACCATATACACTAGCACTTGATGCATATTGAAAATTTACACCCTTAGTATTGCATTCATTAAACAACCATTTAGAAAACTCATAGTTTTGAAGCATTACTTTATCTATGTCACGTTCTGTAGTTGCACTAATTGCGCCAAGGTGTACTACCCAATCAAAACCTTCGACTTCGGGCAAGAATTCTGGATCCCATTCATACCCAAATAAATCATGGTCTTTATCTAAAAATGGTTTAAGATTTTTACCTATAAATCCTTCGAATCCTGTAATTAATATTTTCATTTACTTTTCTCTATAATTCTTGTTGTGCTATAACCTTGAACTGTGGGCACTAAATGTACAGGTGCCAAATCGTGTCCTATTACAGTTTCAACAGTATAGTCCCCGCCCTTAACAATAAGAGCAGGTTTTAATTTTTTAATTAAGTTGTAGGGAGTATCATCGTTGAACACAAATACTTCATCTACCCAAGGTAATACTTCTAGTTGTTCTACTCTAGTACGTTCATCATTTATAGGTCGACTTTCGCCTTTAAGACGTTTTACACTTGCGTCACTATTAATACCAACAACTAATTTACTACCTAAACTACGAGCTTCTTTTAGTAGTTCTAAGTGTCCTTTGTGTAGTATGTCAAACACACCATTAGTAAACACAACTACTTCATATAGGTCTTTAGGTTGCAGAATATATGTACCAACGTGCTGCACACTTGTACGAGATGCTTTGATAGCAATTTCTAAACAAGTTTGATAATCTTTTTGTAAAGTTAACCCATATACAAATGCTGCTAAGAAACAGTCGCCTGCTCCTGTTACATCTGATACTTCAACTGGGTCTACTGGCACATCGTATACTTCTCCGTCAATACTTGCAACAACATTTTCGCCAGCATTAGTAGTGATGATATTTCCGCGCCAGTTAGTAAATCCAAAGTCTCCAAACTCTTTGTAGTTAGGTTTTACAAGCCAAGCATCTTTATAATGATTTGCGTGTTCTTTAGGATCTACAATTACTTTACAGCCAAATGTGTTTAGATATTTAATAATCTCTATCGACTCATCTAATGTGCCTTTGTTGTAATCACTTAGAATAACATATTCGTATTGTTCTAAATTACGCATACGTTTAATAGCTCTTACTACTTCGTCACTATTTGCAAGTTTATCATCATCAATACGTGTAATGTAATGCCCGTCACATATAACTCGTGTTTTAACACTATGCGGCTGATCAGTTTCAAGCAATGTAACGTTAACACCTAAACTTTTAAGATTTTCGTATACAAGACCTGCGCCGCCTACAGTTTCAACTTCACGCAGATACTTAACTACAGGGACAGGCGCCTCCGGACTCAAACGTGTGCTTGTACCGTAGATATATCTGTCAATTATAATGTCGCCGATTACTAAGACTTTCATAGTATTATTATACAATAAAATAATATTTTAGTCAAGTAAATTTATTACTTCAAATACTGTTTCTAGTTTTTTTAAATTGACTTTTTTGTTTAATGTGTTTTGTAATCCGTAGTGCAACGGCTTTGGCCACATACCAAAACTGCACCACGAGTATCCGTCGTGCTCTGTATTTAAAGTAGGAAGGAATTCTTTATCTACTATACACAAATAAGTATGGAATTTAAATTTTGAATCGTTACTAACAAACGTTTCTAACGGAATTGTCTTTTTAATAGTAACTTCGCCGATTTCCTCAACGATTTCTCTTTTAAGACCTTCCCAAGGAGTTTCGCAGCCTTCGTTAGTACCTCCAACGAGGCCCCAAACGTTATTACTACGTTTGCCGTTTGATCGATGTAAAAATAAAAATCTTTGGGTATTTAAACTGTAAAACAGCGCACCACTACAAACAATATTACTCATACTAATAATTATCTTAGTATGCGAGTCTCCATGTACCGTCTGGATACTCACCTTCAAAAGAAAGTATCCATTCTTCGCCGGTCCATTTGTATTGTTTTCTAGTAGTAAGATTAGTAACGAATACTTCGGATGTTGTATCTATAGCTTTAAATATAATGCTCCATTTAGAGCCGTCCCATTCAACAATATCATTTACACTGGCAGCAAAGTCTGTACCGTCTGCATTTTTCCAGGCATCCGGACCGTCAACATCTAAGTATAATTCATAATCAACTACATCGCCGGAATTTAAAAATTCTGCAAACTTTATTTGGTATGTTTCGTCAGATGAGTCAACTGTAAAATGTGTAGCATTTACAGGAACACCGTTAACAAATACTTTTGCATTTACGACTTCACTAAACGGATACCTTGTATCGTACTGAAGGATTCTATCACTTACTGTAAATTTACCTCTATGCACATGCCCAATATTTCCTAGTAGTAGTATTTTAGGATTTGTATTAGGAAGTAATGTAGGATTTCCTTTTGTAGGATCAATAATTGCATCAATGCCAGTTGACCCATTAATAACAGTATCATCTGGTAATGTATCACTATCGATATTTACACTCAACACTGTTTCGTCTAATGGATTAATAGATACTGTGCCTATTATCTCGTAACCGTTGGCTCTTTGCAATCTTAATTCAGTAATATCAGGTTGGAACAATTGAGGCATTGATCTAATATAACCAGTCCATGTTTCTGCACCAACTTGACCTTTTCCTAATAGTCTTGCAAAATAGCTACCATTGCCATCATTTAAGAATACAAGATCATAATTGTTATGACTAGTAGTAACTAGAGTAGTTTCGCTAGTCAACGATTCTCGTTTACCATGTATCTTATTAGGTACTGCATTTTGTGTTTCATTAAGTGCTGATTGTTTAACTAGACTTTGTGCATATGCAGTATCATCTATATTAACTTCTAAACCGTTTTCACTAAACATAGCAGTAATAATACTTTGTATAACGCCCAGCTTTTTAACTTTGACAGGCGGACTAATAAAAATAGGAGTACGGAAAGTTAACGAAGAAATATCAATTTCACTTTCAGTGCCAACTGGTATACTTCTTGAACTCCAGTTAACGTTTTCTAAATTTACTACACTTAAACTAGTCCAGTCGATATAATTATCAGTAGTTTGTATTTCTAGACTTGGATTAAACAACATTAATATCTGTTCTAATATTTGAAGTTTTTGGTCAGTGTTAGTTGCCCAAATATCAAGATTAACAGTTAGTGTATAAGGTGTTGGCATTAAGCGTTCTACAGTGTAGTTCTTGCCTTCTTTTTTTAAGTATTCATTTCCGTTAGCATCTATAGCACGTTCTCGTATATTAAGTTTGTTTATATAACTGCTATCGCTTAAACGCGAAGTATCCATTTCTAATCCAGTAACATATACGCTCAATCGAGGAGCACTAGGTACTTTGTTTTCAGAATTGTCACGAATTATACCTGCAACTTGTCGAGTTAAATCTCCGTAACTAATCGGAACTGCACGTAAATTACCTTGCCCGTCAGAATAGCTAAATCCACTAAACATGCGAACTATTTGTGTAAGGTATCGTCTTATTTGTTGATCGTAAAAGTGCTGCATTAGTTATCTGCCTTGGGTCTTAGTGCTTTGCTCAAGCTCTGTTTTTCGTTAAATGTTTCACCTGCAACTGTTGTAGTTGCATCGTCGTTGTTAATAAATGTACCTTTCTGATTGTTGGCTGTATCTGAACCATACAAGTCTGCACGTTGTACGTCTTGTACTTTATTCCAACGTCCATTTACAAATTTAAACAATCTATTAGGCATAAAATCTGTTCTTAAAAAATAATCTTCATCTTCTGCATTTGTAGGAAAGCTAATTCCATGACCAAATACTGTTTCACCATTAGGTGGTAATGCAGTGCCTACAAGATAACCTTTGTATCCAGGGCGATCTGGTGGCGCCATTTTGCTAAAGCCGTCAGTGTCTTTAGCTGTTGTTAATTGTGTATCGCCACTGTCGTTTGTTTGTAGAGTAAAATAAGAAGTAATATCGTATCCGCTTTGTTGTACTTCTTCTGTTGCTTCATTTACTACTGCATTAGTAATTTGCATTTCTTTCTCATATGTAGAAAGTAAATCACGTAATGTTTTGCCATCTGGCTCTTCTTCGTTTGCAGGAAGATCTAAAATATCTTTAAATTCTTGACCGTCGTATATTTGTTTTAATTTTACACGATACAAGTGCGGATACCAAGTTTGGCTAAATCCTTCTGCTGAGCGATTAACATCTTCTACTACATAATATCTTTTAAGTGCAACACTGTAATCGTTTTCAGCATATTCATCTTTAAGATGCGGAAATTCAACTACATCGCCTGACATAATTTTTCTGCCAAGTGTCTTAACACTACTTCTTATATGAATTGTTAAGAACAATGTGTCATTGCTTAAGAACAGACCAAATTGACTTAGATCAAAGTCAATGTCTTGTACATTATAAATTCCTCTTAAAGAATATATATCTTGATCGTATTTTCTGTCTCTGTTTTCAAGAAACATCATATCTT